GGAATGGTGGCGCAGGTGGAACTGGGTTTGTGTTTTTTGAATACTGGGGTCCATGAGCCTTTGTAGTATTCTTTAGTAATGGAGTTTTTGCCTAAACCTGAAGGAACAGTAGTGGATATTACGTGCCTTCGTCGCATTATGTCACACCGTCATCGTGACCCACAGCCCCAGATTAATCAACCATACCAAGACACCGTTCCAGGAGAAGGGTCAGGAGACCAATAATGGTACAAACACCTCTCCAACACACAATGGAACTTGCTCGTAATTACCTACGAGACTTTCCAAAGTTCTTTCAAATCACTTTTGATGCCATTGGGCGCACCTATGAACTAGGCCAACTTAACATTGACCCAGATACCGTTTGGATTGCAACCACTGTGGGAGCAAGCGCCACAGAACTTACAACTACTGACTACCACTTAGATAACCGTAATGGTATTTTAAGATTAACTTCTACGCCAGCGGCTAATACTAAAATTATGGTTGAAGGCTATTACTACGAGTGGATTCTTCCAGCAGACCTCCAGTTTTACTCTGAACGTTCTATCAACTTCCATATGCCTACTATTCGCATCCCTCTAGAGCAGGCAAGCCCTGCTGTGTTGGACGTAGTGGGTCTAGGAGCGCTTGTAGAGGCTCTACAGGCTCTTATGACAGAATATGCCCGTGATATTGATATAAGCACGTCTGAGTCCGTACACATCCCTGGTTCTCAGCGTTTCCGTATGCTTCAAAGCCTCTGTCAAACATGGGAACTGGAATACCGTAGACATGCTAACAACCTCAACATTGGTCCTGAGCGTATTGACCAGTTCAGCCTTCGCCGTGTTTCTCGTAACACCAACCGTCTTGTTCCTCTGTTTGTTACAAAAGAACTTGGGGATTACGGTCCAATGGAACGCATCTTTGCTGAACAGACAGAAGGTCACCTTATTTTGGAAGAAGAAGAAAGATTACGTACTGACGTTTTTGTGGATTCTGAACCACCTACGGGCTTTACTACCAACGCATTCTATTAATGGATACCCGTAGAGAACTAGCCCATATTAGAAAGCACTACAGGCGTTACCAAGACGCTGTGGGTGAATCTATTGTCTGGTTTGAATTTGACCCCCTTGCTACAGCGGCTTCTGCTGGCTCTACGTTTGATGACGTTTACGACGAAGGCAACGCTGGAACAGGTGGTAAAAAGTACAAATCTGGAATCATTATTCCGACTTTGATGATTACTGAGGCTGAAGACACCAAGCGTGCTATTCCAGAAGGTCGTCAACCAGTACAGATTGTTAACCTAGTTGCATCTGTAGAAGATATGCGAACTTCGGGTATTTCAAACCCTTACGAGTACCGACAACACTTAAATGACATTTTCTTGTATGACGGGCGTTACATGTCGGTTATGTCCTACCGTGTCCGTGGTCGTGCTCGTGAAGACCTTATGGTTGTTGTTGAAGGTTTGGAACTCTACATTAACCAAGAAATGCCATTTGACCCAGGTCCAGCATCACTGGGTGTACAAAATGACCCTTGGCCCCCCACACTTGCCAACACCTGATAAAATGTATATAACCTTAACGGTGCTCGTTAAGGGGTCCAACGCCTAGAACCTTGTAAGGATGTGCCAATGACTGGCTCTTCTATGACTAACTCAGACACGGGTTCAAACGGCATTGTCACAGGTATTTTTGGGGTTGTGGCATACGCTGAGTACATTCTAGACAACTACGACAGTGTTGTTACAAATCTTCTTAATGAGCACGCTAAAGAGCAACAAAGTGCCCTTCGTAAGCAAGCAAAGGCTTCTGATACGGGTTGGAAAGACATTGCTAAGCACATTAATGTGAACTACAGCCACGAAGAGCGAGAGTTTAATTACACGGTAAAAGGCAAAAAGAACCAGCAAACTGCCATGGACTTAGAGTATGGCAACGGTCAAATCCCTCCAACTCCCTTATTGCGCTCTAATATCCTTCAAACTCAATACGATTCAGAAAACGCCATTAACAACAAAATGGGTGCTGAATTTATGAAGGGTTACTAATGCGTACTGGTTTCCTGCTTGCTGAAGACGAAGCCCTTAAAAAGCGCTTGGCTACCCTGACTGTTTCGGATGACCGAGAAGGTTCTCGCCCTGTTCAAGTTTTCTTTCGCTACCCTGATACTGAGACTGAGCGCACATACCCATTCATTACTATTGAGATGATTGACATTGTTCATGCCCGTAATCGTCAACATTCTGAGAATGAGTTAATTTATTTTAATGCCGCTGCTGGAGCAAGTGCTCCTGCGGGATGGGCAGACAGGCCCAACGCCCTGACCTACTGGCCTAGTGAATCATCAGACTTTTCTTCTATTTCTAACAAAAATAACTTTAAAATCATTGCTACTAACGAATTTGTACCTGTAGACCTTGTATACCAGATTTCTACATACACACGTACAGCCCTGCATGACCGCCAGTTGTCATCTACGATGATTAGAAAGGTTTTCCCGTTCCGTCGCTCGTCAATACATATTGATGCTGACGGTACAGACCGTCGTATGGAACTGCTGGACTGGACAACAGCCGATTTGTTGGACGCTGAGGCAGGATACCGTAAGCGTATCTTCCGTAAGATTTACACGTTGCAGATGGGGGCAGAATTGCCATCCTCTGATTTATATGGCTACAAGCAGGCAACCGAAGTAATCGCTAATATTGATTACACCAATAATTAAATGTTTTGTACCCCACCGCTTTTTAGGAGTTAATATATGCCCCAATACACCTCACCTGGTGTCTACGTAACCGAGAGTGCCTTTACGACATCTGCTGTTACAGGACCAACAACAACCGCCGCTGCCTTTTTGGGCACAGCACAACGTGGACCGACTGCTCCTGTAGCAGTAGAGTCATGGGGAGCATACAAGGCTCAGTTTGGAGACATCTCCAGTGCTTACGACCTTGGCTACGCTATCTACCATTTCTTTGCAAATGGTGGACGTACAGCATATGTATGTCGTGTAGTTGGAGCAAGTGCTACCAATGCTTCAGCAACTGCAAGCACCAGCAACTGGTCTATCAAAGCGTCTAACCCAGGAACTTGGGGAAACAGCCTTACTGTAGTTGTAGAAACAAGCACAATTACACAAGCACCAACTCCTGCTATTACATTGACCGTTAAGAACAACGGAACCGAAGTAGAGCGTTGGACAGAGGTAAGCCTCAACCCTGACAGCACTCGTTTTATTAATAATGTTATTAATAACTACTCAAAGTACGTAACAACCTACGGTGTTACAAACTACGCAGGTGCAAGTTATTCTGTTGCTGCTCAGACCCTTACCTTGTCAGGTGGTGCTGATGGTGCGGCTCTTACTAATGATGCAAGTGCTACTACTCAAGCATCTTGGAGCACTGCCCTTGATGGTTATGACACCGTTCAGGGTCAGTTGTTGTTTAACCTTGTGGGTAAGTCAAACGCAACTATCATTACAGACGCAATCAACTACGTTGAAACACGTGGTGATTCTTTCTTGATTATTGACCCAGACCCAACTTTGGGCACAGACACACAAGCAATTAAAGACCTTGTTACCTCGTATGGTGCATCATCATATGCCGCTGTGTACTACGGAATGCTTTCTATGAGCAATCCTGCTGCTGGTGGTTCTGCGTCAGTACGTGACACCTACCCAGGTGGCGCACTTGCTGGTCTCTACACTCGTGTTGACGTTGAGCGCAGTGTTGCTAAAGCCCCTGCTGGTTATGCTTACGAACTACGCAACACCTTTGGTGTAGTTACTAAGTACACTGAGTCTGACATTGGTACATTGTACTCAGCCCATATCAACACGCTCAAGGCAGTTCCTGGCGCTGGCATTATTGTTAATGGTGCTCGTACTCTTAAGAAAACTGACCTTACCAAGTACATTCCAACACGCCGTAGCCTTAACTTTGTAAAAGCAAACGTTGAGCAAATCTCGCAATTTGCTGTGTTTGAACCTAACGGTGAAAAGTTGTGGGCAAATGTTTCTTCACGTATTGCTAACTTCTTGTCCAGTTTCTGGTCAAACGGTGGCCTTCGTGGAAACAGCGCTTCAGAAGCGTATTACATCATTTGTAACTCCACGAATAACACAACTGCCAGCATTGAGGCTGGTGAAGTAAACATTGAGGTTGGTGTCGCCCTTCAGACTCCTGCCGAATTCATTGTCATTAATATCAGCCAATTCGTTGGCGGTACCCAAGTCCAAGAAAACCTCTAAGGAGTAATCAATGCCTGTCGTAAGAACCGACCCAATTCGTAACTTTAAATTTGAAGTTACCTTTATCCCACTTGACCAAGGCAACACAGCCGCTCCAAACACCGCAAGCCTCAGCCAATTTGCCGCAGGCATTGATGGTATTGGATTTGCAGCAATGTCTGGACTTACAGTACAAAACGAAGTTATCCAGTACCGTGAAGGTGGCATGAACACCCACCCACACAAGATGGTTGGTCAGACTGACTTTGGTCCAGTTACCTTTAGTCGTGGTGTTATTTCTAACCAAGACCAACTGTGGAAATGGCAACGCTTTATCCACAACTGGCAATCAGGTGTACCTGGTTCAACAGGTGGTTCTGATTACCGTTGTGACATCGTAGTAAAAGTGTATGACCACCCACACTCCAACGCTTCATACAATGACAGCGTAGAAGTTGGCAATAAAACTACATTTATTGGAACGCCTAAATTAGGTATTAAGATTTTCAACGCATTCCCCAATGCTTATGTAATGAATGGTCTTAACGCTGGTGCAAACGAACTGCTCATTCAAGAAATCACCCTTCAAAACGAAGGTTGGATTCTTGCTTGGAACGAAGCAGAAATCGCTGCTCTTGCAAGCGCAAAATAAGTAAATAAAACAAATAGGAGCATTAAATGTCCCAGACAGATTCGGCTAACGCCGTCTTAGCAGACCCCGTACCTTCTATCAATGAAGCCCCTCACACAGTGGTTGAGTTGCTTAAAGGTATTTACAATCCAGAAACAGACCAGTGGGAAACAACTGCGTATGTGCGAGAGTTAAACGGAGAAGATGAGGAAGCCTTGGCATCCATCACTTCAAAGAAAACCCTGTCATACGCCGAGTACATGAGTGCCTTATTGTCTCGTTCAGTTCTTAAAGTTGGGGATATGGACGTAGAGGGGCAATCACACATTATTGACCAAATGCTCGTAGGTGACCGTGACATCCTGTTTATAGGAACAGTCAAAGCCACCTATGGTCGTGTACGAGACCTAGAAGTTACCTGCGGTAATTGTGATGCAACAAACTATGTGTCATTGAACCTTGATGATGACTTCTCCATTGACTACCCAAAGACCCCATTGCACATTCCAATGGAAGTCTCCCTGAAGGATGGGTCAGTGGTAAAATTGAATTATCCGACTGGTGCGGATAGTCTATACGTTGCAAAAAAGGCAAAAACTACCGCAGAACAAAATACGCTCATGTTGTCACGCTGTGCCGTTTGGGACAGTAATCCTCCTAGGGATAAAGAACAGTGGGCTAAAAGTCTAAACCTCGGTGACCGAGGTAAGTTGGTAAAGGCGCTATCCACTGACCCCCCAGGTCCAAAGATGGAAGAGGTGAAAACTCAGTGCGCCAATTGTGAGGAAGAACTCCTCATAGTTATGGACTGGGTTTCACTTTTATTCGGTTAGTTTAAAAGTTACGTATTGGGAATACGAAGCAATTGCTTCTATGTACAAAGGGTTCGGTCTTAACGACTTGAAATCCATGACGGTGCGCCAAAGGGCGTATTGGTATCAAATGGCTATTTGGCGTAACTCCAATAAATAAAGGTTAGAGATGGCTGCTAGAAAATCTACAGAAGCACCTACAGGTGCTGGAGCCTTTGAAAGTGGGGACATGGGTGCTGGTGCTGAAGCAGGCCGTACAACCGCATCTATTAAAGTTAACTCAAAAGCAGCCATTGACCCTACGGCTTTCAAAGAACTAAACACTGAATTTAAAAAACTTCAAGGTTTTGTAACTAAATTTAAAAACGATTTACCTAGCCTAATTGAAGGAACCCGTAAGTGGGCAACGGCTCTTAACACTGTTGCTAAAAACATGGGCAATGTGGCATCTGCACAAGGTGGGCCAGGTGGAGGCTCTTACATTCCTATGCCTGGTGGCACCAATGTAGGAAGTGGCAACACTGCTGGTTCACAAACGCAGATTGCTAATATCTATAATATGGGTGGAGGTGGCGGAACATCTGCTCCTACTGGTAAGGGTATGGCTGGTGACATAGCCAAGCAAATTGCATCCGCAGTTGGTCAGGCTATTGAAGGCCGTAATGCCCGAGGAGCATCCTATTCATTGTCAGCCGACAAGATGAATATGCTTTACCAACAGATGTCTGGGTTAAACCAGAATCAAACGTACCATAAGTTTCGTGAGCCATTGCAACCATACAGACTTGGTATGGGTGGTATTAATGAAGTTCTTGGTTTGCAAGCAACTACTGGTTTAAACGCTCAAAACCAGGCTAGAAGCATTGACGCAATGCGTGCTTCATCAGGCTACGCATACTCTACGTCAGACCTTGCTGCAATGACAAAACAAATGGCTAGTCCCGAAGCCGCAAACATGATGTTCATGACCATGGGTACTGGTATGTATGGTGTTGGTGGAAGCCAGAGAACACAACAACAAGTGTTTCAAGACGTTATTAAACGACGTGGACTAACCAGTGAAGGGGCAATTAAGGGTGCTCTTCAACAAGGTTCAACTACTCGTGCTGCTCTTGAGATGTCGGGTATGACTGAAGAACAAATAAACCCGTTGCTTCAGTATGCACAACAAAACGTTGCTTTTCAAAACAAAGGTGGAAAAGGTTTTTATGACCCATCTAAAAAGAGTCAACGTGAACTTATGGGCGTTGAAGGAAACTTTGCATCACAGGCTGAAGAAACAGACCGTGTAAAAGCAAACCGAGAAGAGAACTTTTACAAACGTCAAAATGACAACTACGCACAAATGGAAAGAAACATCCAGAATGTAAACAAAGCATTGCAAGCCTTTGAAGAGAAATTGTCAGGCATTGCGGGTGCTCGTATTAGCACTAAAAGTAGCATGATTAAAGGTGCTATCAAGTATGGCATTTCAGGCGCTGTTGGTTTGGCTGTTGGCTCTGTAACTGGTGGAGTTGGTGGAGTTGCCGCTGGTTTTGGAACTAAAGCAGTATTAGAC